ACATTTCATCTCATTACTTTCCATTTTCTTCTTAGTTTTGCATTTAATTGTTTTGTTTTTTGTCTTTTAAGACTTAGATAAGTGTCATTCAATTCATCAATCAAGTGAGTGAAATCTCCTTGAGATGACATTTCTAATGATCTTTCAAAGTTAACAATTGAAGCTTTGATTAGCTCTAAGTCTCTACCTGAGACATCAAGTATATATCTCATTTTTGTTCTCTTAGTTTGATATCTACGGCTATTGTATTTCCTAGCAATTTTTTTATCTTTTTAACATCTTTTTCTGTCAAATCATTAAATATTTCATATCTTCCTACACGATTTTTTGCAAACATTCTATGTATTTTCTTTTCTAAATCTCTATAGTCACCTCTTGCTTTACTTACAGCTAACACTTCATCAGGTAATTGTTGCCTTACTCTATTTTTGATATTTCTTTTACAAGAGCAACCTACTTTATAGCTATTTGCACTTTTAAAAAAATAAACGTGACCTAATTCCTTTTCATAATCAAATATTTTTTGTTTCTTTTGTTTTTTAGTAAATGTAGCTACTGTTCTTCCATAAAAACCTATATGTTCTTCTGCAACATCAATTGCTAATTGTTCTAATTCAGTTTCTGAAATTAAATAATGTTTTTCATCCCCTGGTAAGTTATCGAAAGCATTGTTGTCGTAAACTACTCCAGTTGATGTAGGAAACATATTAGTACCAGCAGTTGAGATACTTATAGTCCTCCTATTGTAAAAAGGACTCATCTTTGAGTAAAGGTAGCCCATATCAAAACACCACCTGTTTAGCTTCAAACTTTTCCCAGGCTTCTTGCCAAGCATCCTTGCATCTCTGCACAGGCTGATCTTCGTTCAACATACACTTGCCTTTGTATGCCCAAATCGTATTGCAGATATCAGGTTCGATATCACAGTTCAACTTAAGCATTTCGATGTAGCAACCTAATTGTTTATCTGTTCTGTAAGGTTCTTTCCAACCTGTTCTTTTCTTAAAGTCATATCTTGTATCTCCTTTAGTCTTGAGGTCAATCAATCTAATCTTCTTAGCTTTAGTGTCATAACCAATAAGATCCAATTGACCTCCTACATCTTTGATAGGGTTAGACATCATATATTCAACACCCATAGGTTTAAAGTGTGTGAACAGTTCTAATCTAAATAATGGAATAACCCACTCTTCATATACATCCATATCAATAAGTGTTTCATCAGCACCTAACATTCTTTGTTCTAAGCAGTAATGAACAGTTTCTCCTCTTGGTTGCCAGATATGTCTTGTGTGTTCAATGTTTTCTTTTGCTTTTTCATCAAGTTCATTACAAACCTGAGTAGTTGAATACTTCAACCATTTATTAGATTTTTCACAATAGTATTTGTGTTCACGTTCACTTCTGAAGACAGGAAGTTTAGGAAGTTTTTGAATAGTTTTCATGTTTAATTAAAAAAATGTTGGATAATCTTTGGGGTTGATTACTTCTACTTTCTCTTCTGGTGGAGGTGGTTTAGGTTCTTCAACCCTAGCAAGATTTTCAAACTTAACACCTTGATAACCTTTAATGTATAAAGGATGCCCATTACAGGTATCAACAACTTCTTTCCATTGAGGACTAGGTTTATCTAAATCTTCTAAAGTCCAATAACCTTTTTTGATTCCATCTTTGAGAAGTTTGATTACTGATATACGATCAAATACTTTTTCCATTATTTTCCATCAACCTCTTTGTATCTTCTATCGTTTCTTTCAAGAATCAATAGTCTTTTATTTTTTCCAGAGATACTTTTATCTTTCAACATTTCTCTAAAAATGTCATAAGGTAAATCTTTTACAGCTATATATTTCATTATTTTTCTCCATTCATAGCTTTGTCCAAACCTAGCTCTTTTAAGGTTGGTGGCATTGGATTTTCACTGGCTTTAAAATATCTTGGTTTAGGTACAACCTGTTCATCCTTTGCAAATTTAGATTCCTTTATCTCATAAATATTCATCCAGCCACCTGCTATTGCTCCTTCAAGGGCTTTTTTTCTATCTTTGGGTGTGAATGTTCGTAACTTATCAAAAATCCTCTCTGCAACCTTTCTAGAACAGGTAGCCTTTTTTTTATGTCTGACAGGCCACCATTCACAGATAAGTTGAGCATATTGCTTTAAGTCATCAGGAATTAAGTTTTCACTAATAACAGCGTTAGCAAAAGGATCATTATTAGTTTGAGAGGGTTTTACCTTTTTACGTTTCATCTTTTCCCAAACAATTCCACGCATATAATCTGATCGCCTCATCCCATAACTTTTATTTTCGTCAATAAAAGTAGCCATCTCCTTATCAAGGAAGACAGAAACCTTTATATCTTTCTTTGTTGCCATTAATAGATAATTAAGTGTTCACTACTGACAGTAAATGATACTTATTTAATTGTCAAGCAAATATTTTAAAAATTCTTCTCTATATCCTTAATAATATATATTTAATATATATATATTATATATATAATATCTAATACACTTATAATATTTATTTACTTAATATATATTTCTTTTTCTTTTGGTTCTTTTCTTTTTCTTTTTTGGCCTTTAATAGGATATATATTTATATATCATAATATGTTTAATTATATGAATCCTGGGGTATACTGAAGTTAGTCGCTGCTCCTTTGAAAGAATTTACTATTGATGACTCTAAATAGATTTGGAATCGACCCCAAACTTTCAATCAAAGATGTTATGAGTTCCCATCGAGGATGTTTGAAGAGTCAAGGTTCATTTCATGACCTAATTATTCATTCATAAGCAACTAGTTACCTCATCAGTAAACTGAAAGGCTATTAAGTTTTACTTGATAGTCTTTTTATTTTGTGTTATATATATTTATATCTAATTGTATATTTATGCCACAAGGAAGACCTAAAACTGATGATCATACAAAAATGATGATTAATTTTACTGAAAAAACAGCAGATAAACTTAGAGAAAGAAAGGAAAAAACTGGATTACCTGTCTCCTGGCAAGTTAGAACTGCTGTTGATAAATATTTAGAAGATAATGATTAATTAATATCCTCTTTTCTTTGAGTTATATATTTTTTTAAAACATACATTTGATAATCTTTTTTAAATAATTTATAACCAATACCTTTATCGGTTTTATAAAAACTGCATCTTTTTAATAAACCACAACCACCAGAAAGATTTTCTATTTCTGATCTTTCTGGCACAAATATTGGATTAAATTTATTTTGAATTAAAAATTCTTCTAATTCTTTAAATAAATTTGTTTTATCATCAATCTGTTTTATTAATTTACTAAGTAATGGGTCATCAGGACAATATTCAGAAATAATATCTGATATAGCTATCCATTCTTTTGAGGTAAAACCTTCAATAATCATTTTTTAATTCCTCCAATTTTTAGTTAACTCTTCACAAGAGCAACAAATATCGCCCTCGTTATATCGCAAGATGCAACCGCAACTTGGACAATACTCATCTATAAAATCAGTATCACTCCAAAAATCTTCTTCATTCATTTTTTAATCTCCATATAAGGTGTTTTAGTTTCATAGAAATCTTTATTATGATCCCACCAAAGATCGATCATATATTTTTGATCACCGAAAAAATAACCTCTATCTGATTCTCTACATTCTTCAATGTAAAACTCTATAAAAGGTTCATAATAATCTGGGTTAAGATTATGATCTTTAGCTAATTCTTTAGCAGCATCAGTGCAATGCTCTTCAAACTTTTCATTGACATAAAGATTGTCATATTGTTCTAAAGTTTGCTGTTCTAGTGGGTTATCAATCATTTGTTAGATTCCTCCATAATTAATTTTTCTTCTTTAGTTAGACATTCGTAATGAACTCTATATGCACCATCTTTAAATTCAGATGGTTCATGATCTTGATAAACATCGTATGGTGTACAATCTTCATCACAATAGATTTTTTCATTACATCTATCACATTCGTGAAAATTACACTCGGCACATAAATAACCGATATATTTATCATTATCTGCTGGTAAACGATTTACATATAAACCAGTTCCCCATTTAACAGATTTCTTACATTCGATACAGGTTTCACCTATATCTATTTGTTGGCATTTTAATTTAGTCATAGTTTTCGTTAGCGAATTTTCGTGAATGTTATTTTTTAATGAAGTATTTGAGTCTATCTTCATATTTTTCTATTTTTTCTAATAATTCTTCATCTTCTTTATCTTCGTAATCATCACAATACTTATCATATTGTTCCATATTACGATTAAACATTCTTTGAACTAAATCTTGTTTAATTTGATATTCAGATACTATTTCTAGCTTTCTCTCTTCATCCCATCGAACTATATCAGGTTCATTAATAACTTCATCATACCAACCATAAAAAGTTGATTTATGAACGTCATCAAATTCTCTCATACATCTTTTAACTACTTGATTCCTATTGAGTTTTTTAACTCTAATAAGTTCTTTCATTCTTTCTCTACAGGATTCTTTATTAGGGTTTTCCTTTACCATATTTCTCCTTAAAATTATGTAGATAAAGATAAGCAGTTGAATGCTTTAACTTATGTTTTTTTATTAGAATTTTTTCTAATATATAAATTTCAGAATGACTATTAAAATTATTTTTAATGTCATTAGTAATTTTTATATTTTCTTTCACCATTTTCTTACTTCCATAGTTTTGAATGAGATATATACCAAACAATGTTTTGTAGTTTGGTTATATCTTTTTTATTTAGTTTTATATCTAAATTTCCTATAGATTTTGGTAAATCATTATTCCATACAAGCAAATTAGTTGCTGCATCAAAGATTTTTGCATAAATCTCTTCTTTATTTTTATTATTCATTACTTAACCTCCATAGCTTTTTTATATTCTTGCTCTAATTCTTTTTTAATTTTCTCCCAATCACTAGGCCAACCTTGATAAGGTTGAATATTTTGTTGAAAGTCATTAAATACCCAGTTAAAACCTTCATTTAAGACCATAGCTAACATTTGTTTTACTGGTCTAGCATCGGCTTTGGCTAATGCCCTAATAGCTTTTTGTTGTACGTTCGATAAACGTAAATTTGATTCATTCATGATTAATTAATTGTATAATTATATATTTTAGTATAGACTATATTAGTATACTAATCAACTAATTTTCGCCCATAATGTCTTTTATTAAAAATTTGATTCATAATCATGACATTCATGACAATAGTCAGCTTCAATCATTCATTAAGCATCAAAAGTTATCTCAAGTTGATGAGATAACCCCTAATAATAACGATATGCTTTATAAATTATTATTTTTATTACTTTTAAAATCTAAACAGTAACTAGTTTTTTATTTTTTTATGATATAAGGATGTTCATAATATTTATTAAGCTTATCAATCCAATTAGACTTTTTACTAGTTTTGACCTTAGTTTTTTTATCACGTCTAATAAGTTTTAAAGCTTCACTAGCTTTTGTATTCTTCTCTTGAGTACCATGTAGCAATAATGCAAAGCCGTTAGCACCCTTATCTTCATAAGCATGACTATCGTCAGTGTCTATCGGTAAATTTAAAATTTTAGCTTCATTAGTTGAAAATACTACTTTACTAAATCTTTTAAAATAACCTCTATCTATTAAATAATCATATTTCCCGCCATAACTTGCAACTACTCTCATATTGCTTTCTATACTTCTATTACTAGGAAATAATATTAAATTCTTAGTATAAAAATAAAATATTAAATCTTTATTCAATGAAGCTACTTTTTTAAGTGCTTCAAGTTCAAAACGTGTATAAATATCTCCTGATTGATTCCAGCGAACTAAATTAATATTTTTACTTCTTTTTTTATTTAATGAAGCATTCAAACATTCTACTAATCCATTAAAATCATCGTTTTTAATGTATTCATTTAATAAACTAGTATTATGCCTAGTAAGGTTATATAAACTTGGATATAATGCCTCTAAACTTGCACTATAACAAGTAAATTTAGTATCTTTAAACCTTTTAACCGATCTCTTGCCCTGGGCATTCATATCGGCATATGCCCGGCATTCATTAGCACCCGGACACGTCAAACCTGAGTTTTTAGAAAATGTGATGGTGTTTTTTAATTTAGAGTTATTGACCCCAAATTTAAATAATTCATTTTTCATTTTTAATTAATAAAATTAGTTTTTAATTGAAAGTAAAAAAATACTTTCATTTAAGGGTGTTCAATACACCCTTAAAAGCTAGTATTATTTTTTATTGTTTTTATCTTTTATATAGTCTGTTGGTTCTGTATTTATATATGTTGTTTCAGTCATATTATCTTTTATAATTACATAGTCTTTTTTCTTGATAACTTTAAATCTATTTTTCATAATTAAAAATTATCCTTACTTAACAAACTATTATTTATAAGTCGTTTTGTATTACGTCTTTTTATTTCTTGTTTAGCTAACTTTATAACATTTTTATCAGTAGTTTTTTCATTAATTATTTTTTTTAAATAATTAACATTCACTGTTTTGATATCGTATAAAGTTAAATCTTTTATTTTATATTCCATTATTGAAAATTATCCTTACTAACGTTTATAACTGCTATCTTCATTAAATTATTATATCTAACATTCAAAAATGCTACTTTAAACCTTTTTGCATCTTTTTTGTTAACATATGCACCATTTACAAAAGGATTCAAGTTTTGAAAGTCTTTATTAGAGTTATAGTGCTCTAATATCTCTTTTTTGCTTTTAAAGTCGGTACTATATGCACCTCTAACAGTTAATGTGTGATTCATTTTTTTAATTAATGTAAGTTGAAAATAAAACTATTTATAAAAAATAGTTTTTTAAAACTATCTATATTAGATAGCTTTAAGAAACTATTATCTAAGGTTAAAAATGTCTCTATAATCTGTACTTGTTAACTCTGTATTCTCTCTCTCTAATCTCTCAACTTTTATTTCTAACTTTGCAATTTTACTTTCATAGTGTTTAGCTAAATTTTGCAAATTCTTACATACAAATAAAAGTCTCTCTTTACTTGAATTTTCAAGTGATGGTATTTTTTCAGTCATAATCTTAATAATATTGAGTGTATTCTGCTTTACGTCTTAATTTTCCCTCTTTATGTGTCTTATTATATTCTTTTGCAAACTCTCTCGCTTCATTTTCAGTTTTAAAAGTAGCTAGTTTATATTTTCTAGCTCTTGAGTCTGGTTCAATCCCATTTAATGAACTATCAAGTTCATTAATAACACTAGGATTATATTTAAACCAATTTCTAACAAATACAGTAAACATAGTTTTAAAATTAATAATGTGAATAAAAAAAAGTAACTCAATTAAGAGTTACTTATTGTTGGCTTAGTTGTTAGAGGTTTACTTAATTCCTCTATTCTTCTGTTTTGCTCTTTTGCTATTTCTTGAATAGTTAAAAGCTTTTCAACTTCGATAATAGAAACATTAAAGAGTTTATTTAAAATAGAATCAATAGACTCTTTATTTTTATTGTAATAATAAGAATCCTTTACAAGACTTAAAAGTACAGTGTTATATTCTTCACAAGTTAAAAATTTACTTGTTGGAATTTCTTCGATAGCTTGAAGAATTTCTTTTGATTCTTGTAGCTGGTCGGCAATTTCTTTTGAATTCATGAGTTTAATTGAATAAAATTGTATAAAGGTATATTTAATTATATACCTTTTATTTCATTTATGGCAAGTATTGTTTTAACTTGCTGTTGTTGAAAATTACTACCAGTTTTTAATACTTGAATGCAAGCTTTATTATCCCTAGAGATATTAACCTTACAATCTGCAAAAGTACTTTTATTTAAACTTTCAGTAATAACTGAAGTTAAAACAATTCCAGTTAGGGCATAAAATCCCGACCAGATAACAAAATTTTTTAACATGAGTTTAATTAATAGAGTTTTGAATAAATAGCTTATTTTAGCTTGAGTTAAGCTGTAAAAGACTAAGTAGTATAAAAGGGTGTTATAGTCTTAAGACTTATTAACACCCCTTAGAATTGATTTAAAGAGTACTAGAGGATTAATCCCAAGCAATCTTTATAACTAAAAATTTTCTAGTAGCGTGATTAGGATCAGGATTTTTAGAATCTACAAAACGTGAAAGTCTTATAAATTCTATATCACCCTCATTTATCACAAATGCTGGTATTCTATCAATAGCTTTTAAGATAGCTTTTTGATGAGCTTCCATAGTTTAATTAAATTATCGAGGTGCAGTTTTGAGAGTTAGATATTATCTCCCCCTCCCCATTATTCTACCAAAAAATATAACTAAATATAATTATATATAATTATCTTAACAATATGTAACAATAGGGGTGTAGTTGTAAATTTATTTTTTATTTTTGTGTGCGTGGGGAACTTAAATATATTCTACAAATGTTTATTGCTTTGGTTCTATACGAATAGCTAATTCTGGAGCTTGGATATTAACTGTTTCTACTGATTCACCCACTACTTTTCCTAGAGAGTCTAATATTTGTGCTGCTGTTTGTAATTGACCTTTTGATATAGCTTTGTTGAATAAACGCATACGCATTGCTTGAAGGCGAGGAATCATTTTATCTCTTTCTTTCAACCAATCTTGATCATTCCATTCTTTAACTTTATTCCAATCAGCCCAACCTGTTGTTTCGGATATACCTTCTCTATGAGAATGTTCTATTACAAGTTGACGAGTAGTTTTACCTTCAAGCTGTTTTGAGTACAGACGTTGACAACGAGCTTCAATTACTGCTCTTGAATTTGTGCCTCCTGTATATTTTTGCACTCTAGGTTTACGTTGAGGTGCTGGAAGGTCGTAATTTAAGTTGTTAATGAAAGATTCAGCCACAGACTTAGTCTTTGAGGGGGTTAATATTCTGATGATAGCCTTAAAAGTATGAAATGCGAAAGAAAATGAGTAATATTATGAAAAAAAGAGTGATATGAGCTTGAATGAGATCAGTTTAAGGTATGCACAGGGGGAGGTGTTCAATAGTGAAAAAAGATTTCGTGTGCTGGTTGCTGGAAGAAGGTTTGGAAAGTCATATTTATCCTGTATCGAGTTGCTTAGAGGAGCAATCGATAGACCTGGAGAGGTTTATTTCTATTGTGCTCCTACTTATCGTATGGCAAAAGATATTGCATGGAAGGAATTGAAGAGGTTAACACCTAAAACATGGATAAAAGCTAAAAATGAAACAGATTTGAGGATAGATTTGATAAATGGGTCAAGTATTGAGTTAAAAGGCACTGAAAATGCGATGGCATTGAGGGGAAGAAGTCTAGCAGGGGTTGTATTAGATGAAGCTGCATTTATGGAACGTGATGTGTGGGCTGAAGTTATTAGACCTGCTTTGGCTGATAAACAGGGATGGGCACTTTTTATATCGACACCTGATGGTACTGCAAGCTGGTTTTATGATATGTGGTGTTTTTGTGGTGAACAAGAGTGGGATGATTGGCAGAGGTGGAGTTTTACTACGATTGAAGGGGGTAATGTTAAAGAAGAGGAAGTTGAAGCAGCAAGAGGACAACTAGATCCCAGAACTTTTAGACAGGAGTTTGAGGCTAGTTTTGAGAATCTTACTGGTTTGGTTGCTGTTAGTTTTAGTGATGAGAATATTGATAAGGAAGTAGCTGATTTACATATGCTCCCCTTACTTTTGGGATTAGATTTTAACGTTGATCCTATGGCAGGAATCTGTGCTGTGAAGCATAATGATACACTATATGTCTTCGATGAGATTATGCTGACAGGTGGTGCTACCACTTGGGATTTTGCTGAAGAAGTGACTAGAAGATATGGGGTAGATCGAAGAATTATTGCTTGTCCTGACCCTACGGGTAGTGCAAGAAAAACTAGTGGGGTGGGTGTTACAGATCATACGATACTTAGAAGGTCTGGTTTTACTGTTATGAGTCCTAGATCACCCTGGAGGATTAGAGATAAAATTACTGCTGTCAATACTGCTTTGTATGATGCTGATGGCACAAGAAGGACATTAATACATCCTCGATGTAAAGAATTGATAAAAGCACTTAGAACTCTTACATATGCACCGAATACTGGACTGCCTAATAAAAATTTGGGTGTAGATCATGCTTTTGATGCTTTTGGCTATCTTTGTCTTCAACAATTTAATTTGGCAAAACCAGAGACATTAGGGCAAACTGCGTTTAGAATATATTAAGAGTTACCTAATTCTTATCATGTATCATTCTACAACTAAGAAAAAGAAGAAGAAAAAGAAAGGAGGTAAGAAACGTAGTGAATGTTCCTGTAAATAAAGCTCTTTACGCTAGAGTAAAAGCCGAAGCCAAGCGTAAGTTC